TTATTAACTGAAGTTAGATTTAATACAACACCAAAAGAACCTCTTGATGCTTTTATTATATCTCCATCTCCTTTTGCCTCTAACTTAGCAACAGGACTTGCCGTTCCTATACCAACATTCGTTCCATTATCATAAATAACACTATTACCTATTGTATCGCCATCTGTCCACTTAGATATGTAGTTAGCCGTTCCTGTTCCATCTACATAACCTGCACCGTTTGTTAATTGGTTGTTGTTTGTTATTGTGTTGGTAATTGTTACATTGCCTGTTGCTGTGTCTACGCTTATACCATCTCCTGCTATAATAGAATCTACTGCATTAACTTCCGAAGAATCGACCCAATTAGTACCTATTGAAGTGCTTACTAAAACTTGCCCTATTGTACCACCGTTTCCGGAACTATCTTTAAAAGCGCCATCTACGGTTAAATTACCACTTATTCCAACGTTACCAGTAGTACTTAAAGTCATACCGGTGCCATTACCTAAACCATCGGTAATTTCTTTTGCACCCGCATTTAATACATCGTTATCTGTTGTTTTTAGTAAACCATCGTAGGTACTCGAAACCGTTTGTCCTGTTAAACTTGCCATATTTTTATTTTACGTTTTGTCCCAATCTGTATTCTGGTCCTGCCAAACATTATATTGGTCTTGCCAAAAATCTTTAATATATGTAACTACTCTTTGAATTACCTTTGGTAAATTATTTCCTAATCCTAGCATTATCTTAAATAGGCAATTATCTTACCACTTGTAACAGATATATTTGTAAAATTACCATAGATAATTTGACCAGCCATAATACCCATACCAACAACTTCATTATCTCCTTTTATAGTTTCATTATCAAAACTAACAATGGTATCGGTTAATACTTGTATAGAAGAAAAATACTCGTTTTCAATACTTGTTTCTCCGCTAGATAAAACCCTAAAGCCATAATCTCCAAAGGACATTTCTTGAAAAACGCTTGTATATTTTAATTCGTTTGGCATATTATAATTTTTACAAAGTTAATCAAAAACTAAAACTTAATTCTTAGCAATAATAGATTTACAATAACCGAAAACACTAAGGACAATAATAGCCAAATAGGCGTTTTATATTTAATCTTTAGCGTATCGTTCTTTTCCTTAGTATCAACAGTTTTACTTTCGTAGCGCTTCTCAATACTTTGTATTATGCTATCCAAGTTAATTGTAGCCTCTATATTGTTGTTTTTTGATTGTATTGTAATTTCTCCTTGGGCAGTCTTTAAACGTTGCTTAAAAGGCTTTAAAATGCCTAACGAATCGCAAGGGGTATCTATAAGTATTGTGTCGTTTACCGCTTTAGTAACTATTCGGTCTTTTGTTACTATTATAGTATCGTTTTTTATAACCTCTTTAGTTTGGGTTATAACTTTTTTGGCGGTGCAACTTGTAAAGAGTAGTAATAATACTATGCTATATTTCAGCATTACGTTTGGCTTTGTTTTTTATAGTAATTTCAAAACCTTTAGGCGCTACTTCTAATAATTTTTTTAAAGTTGCTTTACTGTTAGTTACATCTTTGTAACCGTCCGCGTTTATATCGGCTAATTTTTCGCCAACTAATATGCAACCTTTTGTTTGCGTGTTATAATTTCCAATATGTATTAAAATAAAAGAACGTCCAGGAACGTCTAATATATGGTAATGCTTATTGTATTTAGCACTTTGTCTAGGCGCAACTTTATAATTTCCTAATGGTATGCAGCTTTCGTTCTTTTTGTTATCATTCCAGGCTAACTCTAAAGTTTTACAACTAAATAGTTTTTTGCCTTCTTCGTTTTTAATAACTAAACTTCCAATCGTTTGTTTATCTTGGTTTAATTCCCTTGTTAAAATTGCTTCCATATTAAAACTTTTTGTCTTTATTATTTTTTATTACACTTCTTAAACCTTCGATAATGCTATCCGGGGCAAATAAAAATCCAACGCCAACAATTAATAAAACAGAAAATTTAAAAATTTCAGCATCTTTTTCTAGCAAATAATACATATCTATCGCTAGAATTAATAATCCTAATAATGTAGTTTTCCAACCCGCGACAATATTTTTCATATTACATTAATTAATTTTAATAACCCGCCAAAACTCGCAAAAGCCCAAATACATAATAAAAATAAAATCCATATTTTAATGGCTATGTTCGCTAATTTTTTCATTTAATCTAGTTAAATCTTTTTTCATACGCTCCCTGTAAAGTTTGTACTCTAGTATTTCCGTTTCGAGCGTTCTAATATCTGGAAAAACATATGTATTTTGATTGTAGCGTAAGCCTATTATTTCGTTTTCTGTATTTGTTATTCTACCCTCTAAATGTGTGTATAATAAAACGGCGCTACCTACCAAAACAACTATTTGAATAAGCCATTTAATATTTATAGATATGCCGGCTTGGTCATTAAGTTTGGGTAATTTTTCGCCCATTAGTTTATTTTTTTCTTACAATGCCATTCTTAACAATAACATCTTTAGCTTTTAAACGGTCCTTTGCTTTATTATCCGCAGCGTTTTGTAATTTATCTAACTCTTTTTGAAGTTTACGCTCCTCGTTTATTATCCACCACTTTTGCAAAGTATAGCCGATAGCAACCGCAGTAAGCAAAATTTTTAAAATAATATCAATTTGCATAAAGTTAAAAGCTAAAGCAGTCGTATTCAAAGCGTAAATTTTAAGGTCGGTAATTGTAGTCATTAGATTATAGTTATCATTATATTATGAACCTCAACCTCTGAATTGTTTGACGTTCTTAGTTGTACATTCATTCCAGCCGTTTGCATTGCCGCATCTTCAACCCATACCATATTAGTAACGCTATAATGGTGGTCGTCTCCAGAACTTTTCATTTCAGTAGTTAATACTTGCATTGTATGGCCGCCTCCAACTATTTGACACTCTAAAATAGTATTGTTAGCCGTTTCTACAATTTGAAAATCAACTTTTAAAAGAACAACTTTACCAATAGGTACTTCCGTAAAATCTATTTTTGAAGCCGCCGTATTCCATAAACTGCCAGTTACATAAGCTGGCTTATATACTTCGGTTGTATGGTCGCCTTGCTTATCATTAGTTAAATTCGTCCAAGTGTCAGCAGTTAAAACTATTGGCGTCGTAATCGTTGCTAAGTCTTCGTAATTAGCAAACCCACCTTTATCGTCATAAATAGCGTTTACGCTTTCTTTTATTTCGTTTAGGTCTGCGGCTTTTACCTTGTTTATATTAGGTAACGCACTTACTACGTTATCTACTTTGTCTGTATATGTAATTTTGCTCATATCTTAGCTTTGTAATTCTGTTTGTATTTCGGCTTGTAACCCTCTAGTCGTTCCTAACGGCTCAACTCTATTGGATAATTCTAAGACCGCCCTATAATAAGTATGATCCTTTAAATCGTCTGTTAAGTATGTTACGCCTTCGTTTACGCTCGTATATACTTTAAACCCATACTCTGACAAATCTAAATAATCTGCCGACCTGGTTCGTAGCAAAGATAATATTTTTGAAATTGCCAAATTGCAATCTAATTCGCCTCCATTATCGCCATTAAACCTGGTAACCACTTCCACGCGTGTAAGCAATTCCATTGTTAGGCTGCTTTGGTTTTGGTCTATTTCGTTGTTAGAAACGCTATAAACTAAAATGTAAGGCGCCACGGCATTGCTAGGCACTCTGTTATAAACTTGTAGGGCTTGGTTGCTTAATAAAACCTGGCCGTTTAATTTCTCTATTATCGCCTTGCGTAAGTAATGTATTGCCTCTAGCATTATTTAATTTCTTTTTTAATTATGGCCTCAACTCGTTTAAAGCCTTCTGCAAACGCTTTCCTTATGCTTATAAAGAAATATGGTTGCGCGCGCATATGACCCGATTTAGCGCCTTTAAATTGTGCTGCATAGCTTTCTGGTATTCCTAGCTGCTTCATATCTTCTAAGTTTACCTTCCCAGTTCCAAATTCTACATATGGCGCATATTTAGCTTTTGCAAATACACTTAAACTTGTTTTAGTAAGCCTTTCGACCCCTATACTATTTTTTAAATTACCAGTATCTACAGGGGCGGTTTTTTTAGCCCTCCTGGAACTATCCAAAGCCATACGCCCTAGTTCATTAGACAACTCCTGTTTGCTTAAATCTTCTAAAGCCTTTAGCTTCTTTTTAAGCATAATTAAAGAGTTAGTATTTATCTTAGCGTTAATCAATTTTAGTAGCCATTATATCGGTGTAAAAACTTTCTACACTATCAAATTTAGAATTAATCCTATATTCTGCTGGATTGCCTCCAACAGTTATAACGTCGCCAATATTAATGCCGTCAGCGCTTTTTTTACGCATCTTAATTTCTACCTGCAACTCCAAAGACCTTTTGCCGTTTTCCTGCGTTATATCGCCCGAAATTTGCTTTACGTCTGCCCAATAAGAAACGTTATAATCAGCAGTATTTTGCCAGCCTCCAAATTGGTCTTGAACGCGCGTTGTCTTTTTTACCGTTATGCGGTTATTTAGTTTTCCAGCTTGCATTAAATAAACATCGTTTTATATCCGCTTAATATATTTTTTACGTTTGTTGGTATATCTGAAACAATAGTACCGGTAACAAAATCTGCTCTATTGTCGTAGTAATTAGACACCATTTGTAACAAAGCCTGCTTAATAAGACCATCGTTTAACCCCTGGGTTGTATATGTAACCTTTACATTGCTGCTAGGTCCACCATCTAATTCAATGCTTAAATCGTCCAAACCGTATTCTGTAAACGTTGCAGCTTCGCCTTCAATAGTTACGCCTGTAACTGTCTCTATTGGCGCAAAAGGTAAATCAAACAATCCAGAAGTATCTGCTAAATAGTAGGTCCTATTTTTAGCCACTATATCGCGACTAATATAATTTTCGCACCATATACGCGCCTCTGTAATCATTCTAGTAATTAACGCGTCGTCCTCGTTAGTATCAATTCTAACATAGTCCTTTACGTCCTGGGCGGTAATTATCTCGCCTCCAATTGTGCTATTTATTTTAATTTGACGCATAGCTATTTCTTTTTAGTTCTGCGCTTTCTAGGCGCTTTATTTTCCTTTGTTTCAATCTCCTGTTTGTGTTCTTTAACAATAGGATCTTTATACTCAATGGCAATACCAACGGCTAAATAATGCCTTGCAATATCGTCTTTAACCTCAACAATTGTGTTTTTCTTATGTACCTGGTTGCCATCGACAACGCTTTTTAACATTTGAAGTTTCATAATATTTAATTTGTGTAAAGATAAAAAAAAAGGCGCTACCAAAAGATAACGCCGATTTTAACTAAACTATGTTTATTATGCAGAAAACAATAACGCAAAGTTATTAAATTTTTCCGTATTAGCTTTATTTAAGCGCATACTTATTTGGCCAGTATTTGGCATTATTAACCAATCGCCTGTTTGGTGCAAGTAAATAGCGTAATACTCAAAGTCTGTAGGCTTGTATCTATTATTGCCCCATTGTATCATATCGTTTTTGTCGCCTCTGTCGCTTATGCTCCTGGACTTAACCTGGACCTTAATAAGGCGTTTACCATTGTCAATTATACAGTCGTAAACACTAGCGTCCAAAATAGGCTTTGACACTTGCAATCCTAACTCCATACAAATAGCAAAAAATTTGTA